ACAAAAGTTGACATAAAAGCAACACTTTTAAATAAATATTCAAATATTTGGTTATTTTGTCAAATTTCGTAGACAATAACAAACATCAGCAAAAACTGATACCGAGTAAATTTAGATAAATTAAGGACTATATGACTATCAAATTCATCAAGGGTAACATCAACCCGACTACCAAAAAATTCCCCCGTACTTTAGCTGAAGCATTTCCAGATGCGCCAGAGCCTAACTTTGACCGTCCTATGGACAAAGAAGACGTTTTGGTTATCGCAGTCTGCGTGGTTATCGCAGTTTTATTTGTAGCAGCAATCGTAGGAGGTTTAGCATGACAACATCAATTTACGCAGCTTTTGTTAAGGCACAAAAAGCATTTGGTCCAGCTTTAAAGACTTCTACCAATCCACACTTCAAATCACGCTACGCTGATCTAGCAGCTTGTATTGAGGCGGTTATTGATGCTTTAAACGACAACGGTATTGCTTTAATCCAAAAACTTCATCCTAGCGAAAATGGGGTGGCGATTGAGACTATATTTGTTCACGAATCAGGCGAATCCATGTCTAACGGGGTTTTGCACGTTCCTGCCACAAAACACGACCCACAGGGTTACGGTTCAGCTTTGACTTATGCCCGTAGATATTCCGTAATGTCGGCTTGTGGGATTGCTCCTGAAGACGATGACGGCAACATGGCAAGTCGCAAGAAAGAAAAGTCGGATGTCAATGAATCTCAAATGATGGATTGGCTAGAAGTCATTGCCCAGTCTGAAGACTTAGAAACTTTACAAAAGAACTTTGTTAAAGCTATATCTGCATCTAACGGTGACAAAGAATGGCAGCTTAAGATAATTGCGGTAAAAGACAAGATGAAGAAAAAATTGGAGGCTAAATAATGGCTAAATCCAAATTTACAAAAGACGTAACTAGAGTTTACGGAAAAATGTTAGATACATTCACAGACGAAAAAATGGATGTAACTTTGTGTGCAACGATTGATCTTTTGATTACGGTTGCAGATGTAATGGATTTAGAGTTTTTAGATGTAATAAATCATCTAATTGAAAGAAAACAACAGTTTAATGAGGAAGCAAAATGAGCGAAATAGAACAAGGCACAGACGCATGGTTTCAGGCACGACTAGGTAAAGCAACAGGATCACGCATAGCTGACATTGTTGCCAAAACCAAGACGGGTTATTCAACCAGCAGAGAAAACTACATGGCGCAGCTAATTTGCGAACGGATGACAGGCAAAGTAGCTGAATCCTACTCAAATTCTGCGATGCAATGGGGTACAGAGACAGAACCACTAGCTCGGGCTGCGTATGAAGTCAAAACAGGGCTTACAGTCAATCAAATCGGTTTTGTAGATCATCCAACCATATTAATGACTGGAGCATCACCAGACGGGTTGGTTGGTGATTCAGGGATGATTGAGATTAAATGCCCAAACACCGCAACTCACATTGAGACATTGTTATCTGGCAAAGTACCGACAAAGTATCTTACCCAAATGACTTGGCAAATGTGCTGTACGGGAAGACATTGGACTGATTTTGTTTCTTACGACCCAAGACTGCCTGAGAATCTTCAGTTATTTATTAAACGGGTTGAATACGATCCAAAATACGCAGCCGAGCTGGAGCAGGAAGTAATCAAGTTTTTAGACGAAGTAGAGCAGAAAATTAAACAATTGGAGAAAATTAATGGCTAAAGTATTGAAGGAAATCACCACCATCGTGGGTAAATACACCAACGACAAAGGTGAAGAAAAGAACCGTTATCACAAGGTCGGGATGATTATTGAAACTAAAAACGGGGAAATGCTCAAGATTGACAACATCCCACTAAAGGAAAATGGTTGGGACGGTTGGTGTTATATAAATGAGCCAAGACCAAAAGACTTTAAGAAGGACGATGACATCGGATTTTAATTTCGGGGAGGGGTACGGGTTAGCGCCGTGCTGGGATTTGTACAAGTGTAGAAACGCTGCTTTATGCGAACCTCCCCACCAATTTAGGATAAATTATGAAAACATTTAATATATTTGCAGATTTAAACAAAATAATTGATAGTGCTCTGGCTCGTATAACCGACCCAGAAACGTCAAAAGAGGCAGCAGCGACAGTAGATGCAACCAAGCTAGAAAAGATCGTCCTAGACGTGATTAAGAGCTTTCCTAATGGGTGTATCAGCCAAGAAGTTGAATGTGCTTTACCCCACATTAGGGCATCGTCTATAACCCCTAGATACAGACCTTTGATGAAAAAAGGTTTGATTGAGTTTACGGATGAAAAGCGTCCTGGATTTTCAGGTCGCAACCAAAGAGTAATGAGGGCAATATGAAACACAAACACGCAGAACTAATCAAAAAGTGGGCAGACGGGGAAAAGATTGAGAAAAACATCTTTGGTATGTGGAATGATTGCCCTAACCCAAATTGGAATGAACTTGAGGAATATAGGGTAAAACCTAAGCCAACCGATGATTTTGCGGTTTCTGCCTGCGTTACTTTTAAACCACAAAGTGACGGCAGTTACTTAGAATTCAGTAAAAAAGGCACACATAACGTTGAATTCTTATTTGACGGACCAACTCAGAAACTCAAAGGAATCAGGAGGATGCCAGAATGAAATACTTAATTCCAATCCTAATATTGGCTGGGTGCGCCCAAACGCCTCCTAAACAAGAAATAATCCCGGTCACCCCACCTGTTGTGCCTTTGACAGTTGAGCCAAGAGCGCAACAGATGTCTAGGACTGAAGTTATCCAAGCTACGATGCAATGTGAGCAGGACGGTCTCAGAGCTGTCCCAATCATGTCAAAACGGATGATTAACGGGTTTTTAAGTGATATAGTGATTGACATTCAATGTCTACCTAAGAGGCAGCCATACTTTTGATTAGCTTGATTGTCATTTTGATGCTGTTGTCGCTGGGAGCAATCGCAGCGATTTCAGCCATTTGGTTTGTGATTTTGTACAAAATATTTGTTGAAAATAAAGATTAATCGGCTAAAATGGTTATGCTCAAAAGAGCTTTTCTTGCAAGAAAATTAATTTTTTAAGGATTATCATGTATTCAACTCGTGCAGAATCAGGCGAAAAATTGCCTAAAGGCGTTAAATCTAGCGACCGTACAGGTGAGAAGAAAGTTGGCGCTTCAATGGTTGACAAGGAAGTTTTTCGTTCAGGCGCTTCAGGCGAGAAAGTACCTAAAGGTGCTTTGTCTAGCGATACCACAGGAGAAAGACGCGCCAAAATAGCAGGCGGGGTCGGAATGGGGCGCATGGATGGTATCGGTGCTCGTGATGCAAGCCACATGGGTCGTGTAGACGGTATGTGCGGTGAACTGAACGATGGCTCAAAAGAGCGCATGGTTTATGAGCACAAGCGTATGCCCCACACCCAAGATTAAAGCGTAGAGAACCCGTGGGAGCACACGGGACTCTACTAACCAAAACAATTAATAAGGAATTGAGATGGCTGAGACGTATTGTAAGACTTGTAAATACTTTTTAATAGAGACAAACGCCCAAATGGGCAGTTGCCGTAGATTTCCCACTTACCAAAACCGTCATTCAACAGAGTGGTGCGGTGAATTTAAGGTGGTAGTTCAGCATACGGATTTGCCCGACACGATAGATAATTTAGTTGCTGCTGCCGAAAAAGAAGAAAATTGGGGTAGTTTAGCAATGGCAAACCCTCAATTTATTGCAGAACAAGAAGTTACTGATGCAATAAGAAAATTGGTTGACAACCCCAAAAACAAGGGTGGCAGACCAAGAAAGGTGTCCAGAATATGAAGCCGATCAAAGACAAAATCATTGTCAAGCCTGTACCCAGAATCCAGTCAACCCTTTACATTCAGACCGCAGAAGTGGATACTTGCGGTTATGTAGTCGCAGTTGGAGATGAAGCTGCTGAGGAGGGTTTAAAAGTCGGGGATAAGGTCTGGTTTGGGACTTTAGCCAAAGACTACAAAGACGAATACTTGAAATATCACAATTTTAAGGACGGCGATGAGAAATTTTTAGTAATGTCTTGGCAGGATGTGTGCTTCGTTGAGGAAGTTGAATAACTGGAATTTTTAATGAAACATAAATTTGCGAATAATGGAACTTTAAGTTTGCAAAAAAGGCTTAATCAGTTACGTTATGATGCAAAAAAGAAATATGGGTTAACTAGAGAAGAAATTGTTACATTAAGAGATCAGCCTTGTGAAATTTGTGGAAATAAAGCTAAAAAAATGTGCATTGACCATAAAATACCATCCACTTACAGGGGAGTTTTGTGCCAACAATGTAATACAAGGTTAGGTTGGTTTGAAAAATACCAAGAAATTATTGTGAATTATCAAAAAAGAGGACCTCAAAATGCCATTAAAAAAGTCAGCAACGCCTAAAGCATTTAAACAAAATCTAAAAACTGAGCTAAAGGAAGGAAAGCCCTTGAAGCAAAGTTTGGCAATAGCTTATTCTGAAAAACGTGAGGCTGAAAAAGCCAAGAAAAAGAAATGACTAAAGAAAAATTAAAATTGATTTTAGAAAAAGCATTTGCAGAAGGTTTTTATGAAGGTTTTAAAACTTCAGGAGAAGGCTGGAATGGAGAATATCCATTCAGGGATAAAAACCTTGAAATAAAAAATCATGCAAGTATTGTTGAAGATTTAGATAAGGCTTGGAATAAATATATTTTAGAGGAGCAAATATGAGTGAAGAATGGCAAATATTTTGTATTTTTGTTGGCGCTGGATTGGGTTTATATGTTGGCGCATTGTTGTCTGTATATTTTGAAATTATTAAAAAATGAGTAATTTAGCAGTACACATTTACGTTGCTTTAGGACTGGATGAACATCTTTTTATGAAGTGGAAATCTGGTAAAAACCCTAAATCAACTAAAAAAGGTCCCGGTCGCAAACACAAACAAGGAGCATAAATGTTTAATTTTCAGCACGAAGTACAAGACGTAAACTTAATCATCACCGCTTTAGAGCATAAAGCCCGTGATATTCAGTTATTAATCCAAAAGTTAACTAAAGCCGCTAATGAGCAGTTGCCAGTTCAAAAAGTAGAACAAGCGCCGACCGATGCAAATCCAGCAGCTTAAAGTCGAAGACTTAATCCCTTACGTTAACAATTCTAGGAAGCATTCAGATGAGCAAGTGGCTCAGATTGCTGCTTCTATCAAAGAATTTGGGTGGACGAACCCAATATTGATTGACGGTGACAAAGGGATTATTGCGGGGCATGGAAGGCTAATGGCTGCCCGAAAGCTAAAGATGGCTGAAGTTCCGGTCATTGAGATTAGCCATTTAACCGAAACACAAAAGAAAGCCTTGGTTATTGCGGACAATAAACTGGCATTAAATGCGGACTGGGATTTAGACTTATTGACAATTGAGCTAGACGAATTATTGGCTGACGGCTTTGATTTAGAGCTTTTGGGCTTTGATAAGAACGAACTGGACAAATTGCTTGAGCCTGAGCAGATTGAGGGTTTAACGGACGAAGATGCCGTTCCTGAGATACCTGAAGAGCCTAAAACAAAGCTAGGTGACATTTGGGTGCTTGGCAACCATAGGCTGATGTGTGGGAATTCCACAAGCATTGATGCTGTGGATAACTTAATGGATGGAAAAAAAGCTGACATGGTTTTTACTGATCCACCTTACGGAATGTTTTTAAATGCAGATTATTCCGATATGGATAGCAAGTTTAAAGGTTCAAAAGGTGGCAACAAATACGATCAAGTTATTGGAGATCATAATGACTTTACTCCTGAATTAATAAATACAGTATTTGCTTGTTTTGATTATTGCAAAGAAATATTTATGTGGGGCGCTGATTATTACGCAGAATTATTACCCGCTAAAAATGATGGGTCATGGATTGTTTGGGATAAAAGAGGCACAGAATCAGCAGACAAAATGTATGGCAGTACTTTTGAATTGTGTTGGTCTAAAGCCAAACATAAACGTATGATGGCAAGAATAAAATGGGCAGGGATATTTGGAATGGAAAAAGAGCATGATAAAAAGCGATGCCATCCAACTCAAAAGCCCGTAGAATTAATTACATGGTTTTTTGAATACTTTAGCCTTAAAGACAAAGTTAACGTAGTTGATTTATACGGTGGCTCAGGAAGTACATTGATTGCTGCCGAAAAAAATAATAAACACGCTTTTTTAATGGAACTTGACCCAAAATACTGTGATGTCATAATAAAGCGGTGGCAAGAATTTACCGGAAAACAAGCAGTTCATGCCGAAACCGGGCAGGAATTCGGGAAACTGTAAGTATTTGATATAACAAAGGATTCTTTAATAACTTTTAGTT